GATCATGGCCGAGGGGGTCGAGACGACCCTTTCCGCCATGATCGCGGAACCCGCGCCGCAGGCCTCGGCCTATTGGTGCGGCGTCGATCTGGGCAACATGGCCGGGCGCATGCAGCGCGGCCCGGGCCTGAAATATGCCGGTCTTCCCGACATGGACGATTCCGAGGCGTGGCTTCCGCCCGATTGGGTGAAGCGCCTGGTCTTCGTCCAGGACGGCGACAGCGACCCCAAGCTGACGACCGCAAAGCTCAAGGCCGGCCTGCGCCGCGCCATGATCAAGAGACCCGGATTGCGCGGGTCCATCGTCCATGCCGGCGAAGGCAGGGACCTGAACGACATCCTGATGGGACAGAGAGATGAGTAAAACGATTGTGGATTCCGGGCGTCTCGGAACCCTTCTCCAAGCCGCTCGCATCGCGCAGCAAAGGCTGGTTTATGCGGGTGATCATGCCGCTGATCTTGGGATGGCACGGTCCGCGGCCGACTATACCGCGGCCGAGGAGCTTGGTCGGGCCATTGCCGCGATCGAGGGCAGCGGCAGATGACAGGCGAACGCGACGACGATGCAGTCGGCCAGGTTCGGGCCGTGTTGCAGAATGCCGAGGATGTCGATCTGCCTGACGGCTTGGGCGACAGCGCCGACGGCGATCAGGATCTTCCCGAGGATTACGCTCCCCCGCCGCCCCCTCCGGAAGACCAGGGGCCGGGCGAAGACGAGCCCGAAGATCCGGTGTCCCAATGCTCGCGGCAACCGCTGAACGACATTGGCAACGGATACCGCTTCCGCATCCATTTCGGTGAGAACCTCCTGTTCGTCTCGCAGGTCGGATGGTTCGTCTGGGACGGTGTCCGGTGGAAACGAGATCCCGAGATCAGCCGTGACTGCTCGCCGCTGGTTCGGGGGCGCGCGCACCAGATGTCCGCGCTGATCGAACGCGAGATCGATTGGCTGCAGCCGTCGAAGCGCGACCGGCAGTTGCTGGCCAAAGAGCGTGAGCTGCGCAAAAGGCGCGGCGAGATCGAGGCTGATCCAGGCCATGCCGGCGACGAGGCGCTGATGACCGAGCTTGGCCATATCGCCAGCCAGCTGCGCAGCATCGATGCCGCACTGAAAACGCACAAGAGCCTGATCGGCCGACGCCTGACCCATGCCAAGAATGCCGGCAACAGCGGGCCGATGTCGAACCTGATCAACGAGGCCCGGGTGATGCTGGCCCATGCCGTCGATGACATGGACAAGGGCGACCTGGACGTGAACACGCTCTCGGGTGTCTTGCGGTTCAAGCGGATCGCAGGTGATCCGAAAAACGGCATGACGCCGATGGCCGATGTCGAACTGGTCCCGCATGACCGCGCCCAGCTGCTGACCAAAGTCATGCCGGTCGAGTTCGATCCCGAAGCCAAATGCCTGCGGTTCGACGAATTCCTTCAGCAAATCCAGCCCAATATCGAGATGCGCCGCTTCCTGCAGCGTTGGTTCGGCCTGTCCATGTCCGGCCTGGATATCCAGAAGCTCGCCTTCTTTCATGGCGGCGGCGCGAACGGAAAGTCGGTCCTGGTCGACCTGATGGCCCGGATGATGGGTGATTATGCCACCACTGCCAAGATCGAGAGCCTGACCGGCAAGAACAAGAAAAGCGGCTCGGATTCCCAGCCGGACCTGATCCCACTGATTGGTGCGCGCATGGTCCGGACCTCGGAACCGGAAGAGGGTGAACGCCTGCAGGAAGGGCTGGTCAAGGCCCTGACTGGGGGCGAGCCGATGATGGTGCGCGCGCTCTATACCGACATGATCACCTTCCAGCCGATCTTCAAGCTGACGATCTCGGGCAACCACCTTCCGGAGATTCGTGGCGGGGACGACGGCATCTGGCGCCGCCTGATGCTGGTGAACTTCCCGGTCCAGATCGCCGAAAAGAATCGGATCCCAAAGAAGGAACTGGACGACATCCTGTGGCAGGAGCGCGCCGGCATCCTGAACTGGCTGGTTCAGGGCCTTCTGGACTACCTGGAGGGCGGCCTGCGCGAGCCGGACGAGGTCATGGCCGCGACGGATAGCTATCGCAAGGACAGCGACCCGATCGGCACCTTCCTCGCGGATGCAACGGTGGTCACGGGATACGAGCGCGACTTCATGACCGCGCGCGAGCTGATGGATGCCTTCAACTTCTGGATCGAGGAGCGCGGGGAAACCCGCTGGAGTCCGCGAAGGGTGTCCTTGCGAATGAAGGCCAAGGCCGAGGTCTGGCGACACCCCGACACCCAAAAGACCTTTGCGCCAGGCAAGTCAGGCGTGACCGGCTATCGGGGTATCCGCCTCTCGGAGGAGTTCTCTGCGCGGAAACGTGCGGCCGATGTCCAGAACAGCCAGTCGGGATGGAGCGGCCCCAGATGACCCCGCACCCCCTTCACCACCATCATTCGAGAGGGCGGGCCTGCGGGCCCGTCTCGCACATCTGGGCCTTGGCATCGTGGTTGGGCCGGACGGGCCTGAAACACGCAAGGGCAGGGCTTGAGATTTCGGCGGGGTCAGGGGGCGGCATGTGCGCGATATCAACGGCTTAGATGCTGATTTTGGGCCTGACGGGCGCGACGGGCCTGAAAAATCAGCATGTACCTGCGCGCGTATTCTGGAGGGGGCAGGGGGAAAACGGTCTTACGCAAAGGGTAAATTCTCAAGCCCTTCAAGCCCCTCCGGCCCAAAAAACAGGACTAAGTTATTGATATAAAACAATCGATGATTGGAAAATCAGGCCTTTTCTCAAGCCCATCTCTTTCAATCTCAAGCCCGTCAAGCCCAAGCAGAAAACAGCGGACCCAATAGGCAGTAAAATGAAGAAGGAAAGCCACAAGATGTTGATTTCGGATCAGGGGAATGCTGCTCAGAGCAAGGTGAAAGCCGCCCAGGCACTCAACGAAGTCCGGAAGGCCGATGAAGCGGCCCGCCTTGCCGCGATCCGGGATGCGGGCGCGATCCCCGAGGAATGCGGTCCGGACATCCTGGCTTCCCCAGCGCGCGGTGGCTTTGTCCTGCACCGCAATATCGAGCTGCTGCCGGTCGGCGCGGACAAAGTCGAGGCCGTCCACCGCGGCTATGGTGGCCGCGCCGCAATCCGGCGCGCCGACGTGTTCGATGCCATGGTTGCGGCTGCTCTGCGGGCCAAGCGGCCCCTGCCTCTGACCCACGGCCAGATCTCCATGGCCCGCCGCTATGCAGCCATGGTCGAGGTCGCCGCATCGGATGGCATGCGCCTGTCCAGCCTTGATGCGTCCCATGGCGGCGGGGACAGTTTGGGGTGGATGGATCGGCACCTGTCGGTTGCGGAGGAACTGTCCGTTCTGCGGTCGCGTATCGGTAGCGGGGTCGCCATGGCGGTGCGCCGGGTTCGGCCAACGGCGCGCGGCGACGGCCAGCGCGGCCCGATCCTCGACCGTGTCCTGGTCGACATGGTCTGCCTGAAGGGTCGCACGCTGGATCAGGTACTGCAGGCTCATGGGTGGTCAACCTATGGTGAAACCCGGAGGGCTATCGCACGGGCGCTCAGCGCCGCGCTGGACCGCATGATCGGATATCGGCCGCCAAAAAGTTCTTGACCGCTTACCTCCGTCTGTGACACAGAATTCACTATTATCGAGAAGTGCGCCCGCGGGGATCAACCCTTGCGGGCGCTTCTCGTTCATCAGAATACCCCTGTCAGATAGAGTAGAATGATGATCGCGATTGGCGCTCCCAGAAGCCAGGCGACGATTCCCCTCCTCATGATCCTCTTCCTTTCCGAGCTTCTGACAGATCAACGTACCTGAGCTTGGCTTCGGTTCCGTGCAGTTAATGGAATGATCTATACCCAGGGGAAGCTGCCGATCCCCGTTGTTGTGCAGCGCGCGCCGGTCGAGATCAGGCGCGCGACGGCAGCCGAGCGGGTGGAAGGCCCGCATTTATATGGGGATGGTAGATGGCACGACTGAAGCAGCTTGCGCCGCGTGTCGGCTCGCTCTCGTCGCGTGTCACCTCGGTCGGTGCCGGACCGGATCGTCTCAAGCGCCGGGACCAGGTGATCACCTGGCGCAAGTGGTACAAGACGGCGGAATGGCCTCCTTGCGCAAGGATTCGTTTATGAAACGGGTTATCTGCAAGCGTATCGGATCGGTCCCGGTGGCGATTTTCGTTTCTTCGGTCCGTCCGGACGGTTGGGTGGAATGGCGCAAACTTTGCTTCATTCCCGGTGCTTTGCTCTTGGCAAAGCTGTTCGGGCGTAGATCATGCTGACGCTCGCGCTGGATGACCGCGACCTGCAGGACAGCCTGTCGCAGCTTTCGGCCCAGAAGGTCAAATGGGCGGCCAAGGATGCGCTCGACCTGACCGCCGCCGATGTGCTGGCGCATATCCGGGGGCGGGTGGATGCGGTCTTCGATCGCCCGACCAGCTTTACCCGGAACGCCTTCGGGATGCGGAAGGCCCATACCGAGCGGCTTGAGGCCTCGGTCTTCGAGATGCCGCGGCAGGCGCGGCGCGATTATCTGAAGGTGCAGGAAAGCGGTGGCCTGCGACCGCGCACCGGGCTGGAGCAGCTGCTTGACGCCCGGCTGGCCTATGACGGGATCATTGCCGGGGTCGCGCCAGCACCCTTCGCCAAGCTCGATGCCTATGGCAACTGGGCTAGGGGTGAACGGACGCAAGCCCTGTCGGCGGTGCAGGCGCAGCGGGACAGCACGGCGAATACGACTAAGGCGTCGCGCAAGCGAAACCGGAAGCGGGCAGGGTTCTTTGTCCCGAGCCGGGACAGCCGGCTGCCGGCTGGGATCTGGAAGCGCGACCCGGATGGCATCATTTACCAGGTGCTGCGCTTCACCCGGACCGCGCCGCATTACGAAAAGCGGCTCGGCTTCTACGACGGGGCGGACGAGATATTCCGGCTGAGCCTGCCCGGTCATCTTCGCCGCCAGATCGAGGCGCGCGCGGCGCGGGCCGGCGGGCGAGGGTAGCCTGCCCCTGCCGCCTCGGGTCCTTCCGGAAGGGATCGTGCACGGGGGTAATTCGGGCCCCGTGACTTTTGGTACGGAATTTCTGCCGAGGGGTGCAGGTTCCGGTACTTGTTGTTGTTATTGAAAGGATTATCGGTGTCTCACCTCATCACGCTGTCGGATGGGGAGATGCTGGACGTGTCGGCATGGCCTCTGCCCGAGGGGGTTGAAGATGGTGTGTTGAACCGCTCGCAGCTCGCCCGCGCTTTCCAGGTGACGGAAAACACCATCACCAAATGGATGGGGCAAGGCATGCCTGCCCTGTCCGAGGGTCAGAATGGCGTCGCTTATGAGTTCCAGCTGTCGCATTGCTATGCCTGGCGCCAGGCCCGCGACGAAAAGCTCCGGGCCAGCAAGCAACGTGGCGACCAGCTGGCCGCCCAGGCGGCGCTGGCCTTCCGCAACCTCGATGCCGACCAGGAGGAGGCCGAGGCGGGCCTGACCGCGGACGAGGTCCGCAAGTGGTCGCAGGCCGAGTACGAGCGCAACCGCCTTGCCGAGCAACGCGGCGACCTGATCCGGGCCGATCGCACGCGGGCAGTCATGGAGGAGGTGTTGGTCATGACTGCCACCTCGCTGGAGACGCTGCCCGACTACCTGGAAATGAAGTTTGGCCTGACCACGGAACAGGTCGCCCAGGTGGTCGAGCGGACCGATCAGCTCCGCGACGAGATCAAGGGCAGGATCGAGGATCTTCTGCGCCGTCCGGCATCGGTCGTGGCGATCACGCAGCGCCAGTCCGAATTGGACATCTGACCGAATAGAACCTCAAAATTACCCCGTGCCAAGGGGGTGAGCGCGGATAGGGAGCTTCATCGCGCCCGGTGTCCGCTTGTGTGGACCCTTATGCGCTTGAGGCTTGGCAGGCCGGGCGCGATGGAGAGCAGGATGCATCCCGAAACCTTGCGCCAGTATGAACTGCTGCGCGCGAAAAGAGGCCCGACCGACATTGAGGCCATACTGAGTGGCCCACATCATTTTCATGTCTCGTCCAGTTTGGTCAGGGTCGCCGAAGAGACGATGAAAGCTGAGGCTCGCGCGCAGGGTCCTGGGGGACAGTTGGTATTTCCTGCCAGCGGACGTCTTCCCGCAGCTTCGATGGTCCTGACGGCGCAACCGGAAAAGAAAAATCTCGACGGTGTGTCTGTCCTGAGACAGCGTGAATCGGAGGTCGTTGTCTATGCCGTGGGCGACGGTGAAGTTTATACGGTTGGTTCCTATTTCCCAGGAACACCCAATCTCAGGGAAGCATCGACCGGCAAAAACCACTGGCGGGAACTTCTTAGGATCTCGCTGATCATTTCCCTGATCAACGAACCGCGCATCGTAGATGCCTCTCCCGCCTCCGGTCTTGACTGGTCGCGTCCGCACCGCAAGGCCGTTCAGCGAGTGACCGGAAAAGCCGCGATGGCCTTTTCGGTGGTCAGCTGGAAGATCGGAAGGCGGCAACGCGCCATTAGCACCCACCTGACGGAGGAGGGCCACCCTAAGGCATTGCACTGGTGTCGGGCGCACTGGCGGCGCGCTGTCGAAGGCCAGCCCAAGGCTGAATGGGTGAACATCCCGCACAAGGGCGGCTGGGGTTGGTATTGCTGGGCGGCGGATTGCTGGAAGGGCCACCCGGATTACGGCGTAAAGCTGCAGCGACACGAGCCATATCTCGAAGGTGAGCCGCGTTCGCGCTTTTCCGGCTCTGACCAGGTTCTGGATGCGACGCGATTTGCAGCCATGGGTTCGGCGCACCGTGCCGCTATGGTCGAGGCCGGATTTGCTCCCAGCCGGTCATTGCACTGACAAGGGTCTGACGTGGTTGTAATGCTTGGTTGGGCGTCCAAGGGTGGAGTTCCGCCCCTGCCGCCTTTCACGACGCCGGAGGAACTGCTCGGGGATGCGCTTCCGCTTCTCGATCCTCCCAGCCGGATCACGGTGACGGATGCGGCGGAACGCTTCCTGCGCGTCCCGGTCCAGGGAAACTGGGTCGATTACGACCGAACGGTCGCGCCCTATACCGTGGAGCCTCAGGACATCAGCCAGTCCCGGCTGTTCAAGACCGTGTGCTTTGTCGGGCCGTCGCAGTCCGGCAAATCGCAGATGCTGCTCTCGGTGTCCGCGCATGCGATCATGTGCGCGCCATCGCCGGTCCAGATTATCCACATGACCAAGACCGATGCGGATGCCTGGGTCGAGGAAAAGCTCGATCCGGCCATTGCGAACAGCCCGTTGCTGCGCGAGCGCATGGGCAACGGTCGCGATGACAGCACCTTCAGCCGCAAGCGGTTCAAGGGGATGCGGCTGACCATCGGCTATCCGGTGGCCAACCAGCTGTCGTCGCGGTCCCAGCGCATGGTGCTGGAAACGGATTATGACCACATGCCGCAGCGGCTGGGTCCGAAGGACAGTCCCGAGGGCACGCCGCATGGTATGGCGCTGCAGCGGATCCGGACCTTCATGTCGCGCGGCTGCGTCTTTGTCGAAAGCACGCCTGCCTTTCCGGTTGATCCGGAACAGGTCTGGGAGTTCGATCGCGCGGCCCCGCATCGCCTGCCGCCCGTCACCGGGGGGATCGTGAAGATCTACAACGAGGGCACGCGCGGGCGCTGGTACTGGGAATGCCCGAACTGCGCCGAGCATTTCGAACCGCGCTTCGACCGCCTGGCCTATGACAAGACGCTTGAGCCGGGCGCCGCAGGGGTCGGGGCCCAGATGCAATGTCCCGATTGCGGGCATCTGATCAGCCATCGCCACAAGGCTCAGCTCAATACGCTTGCGCTGGCCGGCCGCGGCGGATGGTTCCACGAATCCCGCCTGGTCGATGCGACCGGGGCCCGGATCCTCTGCCGGATCAATGATCCGATTATCCGCCAGACCCCGATCGCGAGCTACGCGCTGAATGGCGCGGCGGCCGCCTTCTCGGCCTGGGACGAGCTGGTCGAACGCTATGAGACGGCGCGGCGGGCGTTCGAGACGTCGAAGGACGATATCGAGTTCTCGCGCGTGCATTATACCGATATCGGCGTGCCCTACGCGCGGCCCAGCGACGATGACAGCGACCTGTCGGCGGTGGCGCTGAAGGACGCGGCATGCGACCTGGCACCGATGACCTGTCCGCATTGGACCCGGTTCATCACCGTGTCGATCGACGTCAACGGCAGCTGGTTCGCCGTCCTGGTCACGGCCTGGGGGCTCGATGGGCGTCGCATGGCACTGGACCGGTTCGACATCACGCAGCCGCCGGACAGCGCACCGCGGGCGCGGGATGCCGAGGGCCGCTACCGCGCCATCAACCCGGCGCGCTATGTCGAGGATGCGGCGGTTCTGCTGGATCTGCTCAAGCGCGAATATGCGGTCGAGGGCGAGGACTGGACGCTGACGCCCTGCGCAGCGGCGGTCGATTTCAACGGCCCCGCGGGCTGGGCGGACAATGCCGAGAAGTTCTGGCGTCAGCGTCGGCGCGACGGCCAGGGCCATCGGTGGTTTCTGTCGATCGGTCGGGGCGGTTTCCGGCTGGAAAGCCGGGTCTGGCTTTCCGTCCCGGAACGCGGCTCGCAGAACAAGAAGGCGCGCTCGATCAAGTTGCTGAACATGGCGACGGACCGTCTGAAGGACACCGTTCTTGCCGGTGCCGCGCGGATGGACCAGGGGCCGGGTGCTTATCTTTTCGCGCGCTCGATCGAGAAAGACCGGATCGATGAACTGCTCGCCGAACGTCGCACCGAGGACGGTTACAGGCCGCGCCCCGGTGCCGGTCGAAACGAAACGCTCGACCTGTCGGTCCAGGCGCAAGCGGTGGCCGAACACAAGGGACTGCCCCGGATCAATCCCGACGCGCCGCCCGACTGGGCGACGCTCAGTGAGATGAACCCCTATGCGATCTGGACGGGGAGGGCGGCGCCGCCCCCGACCAGCAGTGATCACCCTGATGCCGATGACGGCGTCATCGAATGGCTTCGGCGTTGAGAGGAAGAAATGGCGATTGACCAGGCCGAACTGATCCAGCTTCGCGACGAGCTGGTCCGGAACCGCGCCAAGGGCGTCCGTTCTGTCCAGGTCAATGGAGAGCGCGTCGAGTTCGTCGATGACGCCGCCTTCGCGCGCCGGATCGCGGATCTGAATGCCCAGATTGCCGCGCTTCAGGGACAGAGGGACGAACCCTTCGCGACCATCTATCCCTCGCTTGGCCGGGGGCTTTGAGCATGGGGTGGATCGGAAAGGCGATCGATACGGTCATCGGGGAAATCGCGCCGATGGCCGGCAGCAAGCGGATGCTGGCGCGGCGCGCCATGGGTCTGGCGATGAACTATGACGCGGCCTCGCGTGGGCGTCGGACGGAGGGCTGGAAGGCTCCCGGGACCGATGCCGATGCAGCCGCTTTCGGTTCGCGTGAACGGCTGCGTCAGCTCAGCCGCGACATGGTGCGAAACCGTCCCTATGCAGCGCGGGCGCGCGAGGTCGTGGTGTCGAACGTCGTGGGCACGGGAATCGTCCCTTCGGTCGTGCATACCGACGCAGAAAAGCAGGCGAAGATCTGGGCCGTCCTGAAGGATCATCTTCTGACCCCCGCGCTTGATGCGCGGGGCGAACTCGATCTCTACGCCCAACAGGAAGTGGTCATCGGTACCGTCTTCACCGATGGCGAGGTCCTGGCGCGGCGGCGCATCCGCCGCGGCAAATATGCCCGTGAGCTGCCGCTGGGGTTCCAGATCGAACTGCTCGAATGCGACTACCTCGACACCACGGTCACCAGCTGGGGCATGAACGAGGTCATCGAGGGCGTCGAATACAGTCCGATTGGCGATATCGAGGCCTATCACCTGTTCCGGGAACATCCCGGTGCGGCGCGGCTGCGCGGCGCGGTCCTTGAATCGGAGCGCGTGTCCTGGCGCGACATTCTGCATATCCGTCGCCTCGACCGGCCCGGACAGCTGCGCGGAATTCCCTGGCTGGCCCCGGTCATGCTGACGATGGGCGATCTCAGCGATTACCAGGAAGCCGAGATCCTGAAGCAGAAGATGGCAGCGCTGCTCGCCGGGGTGGTCACCTACGACAAGGACGATGCGGGGGCGGAGGATGTCAAAAAGCTGCGGGGCCTGTCGAAGCTGGAGCCCGGTGCCGTGGTTGCGGCGCCGCAAGGGGCGCAGGTCACCTGGACGACGCCGCCGCGGGTCGAGGGTTATCCGGAATTTGTCCGCGAAAACCTCGGCGCGGTCTCGATGGGCATCGGCATCACCCGGGAATCCCTGACCGGGGATCTCTCGGGGGTGAACTTTTCCAGCGGCCGGATGGGCCGGATGGAAATGGACCGTAATGTCGAGCGTTGGCAGCGCCTGATCATCGGCCAGTTCTGCACCGGGGTCGAACGCTGGGTGCGCGAGGCATGGCCGCTGCAACAGGTGCTGCCCGTCGAGGAATTCGCGCTTGCGCACACGGCTCCGCGTCGGCCGCTGATCGATCCCAATGACGAGATCGACGCGATGGTCAAAGCCGTCGATGCCGGGGTGAACAGCCGCCAGAACGTGCAGCGCACGCTTGGGCTCGATCCCGAGCAGATCCGGCGCGAGCGCGCCGAAGACCAGAGCAAGGATGCTGACGCGAAGCTCGATCCGGTCGCGCAGCAGGGCCTGCCGTCGGCGCGCGAAGCCCGCGCCAAGGCCAAGACACAGGAGAAACAGGCATGAAACGACGTGGGGCCGATCTGATCATCGGCGGCGACCTGGTCCTGTCGGGCTATGTCATGTCCGACGAGGCGGCAGGGTGGACCTGGGAGGAGGAGGTATTCTTCTGTCCGTCCCTGGTCCGCGACGCGCTTCTCGCCATGGGCGAGGGGCAGGTGACGGTGCGATTGAATTCGGCCGGCGGCGATCCGGTCGCGGGTGAAGCCATCCGCGCGACGCTGGCGGGGCATCCCGGCGGTTGCCGCATCATCGTTGAAGGCCAGGCATCGTCGGCCGCCTCGCTGATCCTGATGGGTGGCGCGAAGCGCGAGATGACGACCGGCTCGTTCATCATGCTGCACAACCCCAAGGGCTATGTTTACGACGGCGCCGAGGGGATGCGGGCGCAGGCCGACTTCCTCGACATGCTCGCCCGGGTCTATGCCCAGGTCTATGCCGAGCGTTCCGGCCAGACCGTCGATGCCGTCCTCGCGATCATGGCGGCGGAAACCTTCTATACCGCCGAGGCCGCGATCGAGACCGGCTTTGTCGACGCCGTCGCCGAAGAGGTCGCGACACGGCCCGTCCCGGTCATCGACGAAACGCTGCGCGCCCAGATGCGCCACGACATCACCACCTATGCCGCGCTGATGCGCGACAAGGCCCCGGGTCGCGCTCCCCTCGCGCCCCGCGATCCTGCCGCCCCGGGCGGTCTCACGGCCCCGGTGGCCGCAACCATGGAGCTTGTCATGCCGAACCCGAATCCCGAGAACACGCCGACCCCGCCCGCGGTCCAGCCGCCGGCCGTCCCCGATCCGCAAGTGGCGGTGATGCAGGAACGCGGCCGCATCCGCATGCTGCGCGACATGGCCTCGCCCTATATGGCCGCCGGTCGCCTGACCGAGGAAGATGTGACCGCCCTGATCGACGACGGCACCGCCGCCGAGATGGCCGGTTCCCGCTTCATGGCGGTGATGGCGTCGCGCGAAACCAATCCGGCGCCCCGGGTCACCGAGCGCGGTCGGGACGAGACGGAAACCCGCCGGGCGGCGATGGAAGGGGCGCTGACCGCGCGCTTGTCCGCTTCGCAGCCCGAGGACCTGGCACGGCCCTACATGGATTTCTCGATCGTCGACATGGCGGCCGAGCGGGTCGGGCAGCGTCGCGTCCCCGGAAATTTCGCGGCACGCGAGGATGTGCTGCGCATGGCCTTCCAGTCGACCAGCGATTTTCCGGTCCTGCTGGAAAATGCCATGAACCGGTCGCTGGCCGCCCGCTATCGCCAGGCGCAGCCGACCTATCGCCGCCTCGCACGGCAACGGACCTTCGTGGATTTCCGCGACCATACCACGGTGCGGGTCGGTGATTTCCCCGACCTCCAGCCGGTGAGCCCCGAAAGCGGGGAATTGAAAGCAGGGACCTTCGGCGAGTCGAAGGAAAAGACCTCGGTCAAAGCCTATGGTGTGCAGGTGCTGTTCTCGCGCGCGCTCCTGGTCAATGACAGCCTCGACGGGATCGCCCAGATCCTGAACGATCGCGGCGCCGCGGTCGCGCGCTTCGAGGACCGCACCTTCTATGCCATGATGATCAGCGGTTCGAACGGCGACGGTCCCACCCTGAACGAAACCGCGCGCCAGATCTTCAACACCACCGACAAGACCAAGGCGGCGACGGCGGCGGCGATCACGGTCGCCTCGCTCAGCCAGGCACGGGCGGCGCTGCGCAAGCGCCAGAGCATCGACAAGACCGAACTGGAACTGTCCCCGGCGCTGCTGCTGGTCGGCCCCGACAAGGAAACGGAAGCGCAGCAGCTGCTCTTCAAGGGCATCATGCCGGGCCAGGCTGGCGACGTGAACGTCTTCAATGACGGCTCGCTCAGCCTCGGGGTCACCGCCAAGATCACCGACAATGCCTGGTATGTCTTCGCGTCGCCGTCGGAGGCACCCTGCTTCGAATGGGGCCTGCTCGAAGGCTATACCGCGCCGCGCTTCCGCATCGAGGAGCCCTTCGGCGTTCAGGGCACCAAGTTCTCGCTGGAGCATGATTTCGGCTGCGGCGGCATCGATTTCCGCGGCGGCTTCAAGAACGCCGGCGCCTGATCGGCGAATTGACCGGTTCGGAACAGGGGCGGCACGGACCGCCCTTTTCCATTTTTGCGATCATCAGAAAGGATCGGATCATGAAAAACTTCATCCAGCCGGGTCACCAGATCCCGGTCCCGGCACCTGCCAATGTGTCCTCGGGGCAGGGCGTTCTTGTCGGCTCGCTCTTCGGGGTTGCCGTACATGACGCGGCTTCCGGCGCGAATGTCGAGATTTCGCTCACCGGGGCCTATCGCATGACCAAGGCTTCCGGGTCCGCCTGGACCGTGGGGGCGCGGCTCTACTGGGACGACACCGCCAAGGCGGTCACCGCGACGGCCAGCACCAACAAGCTGATCGGGGTGGCCATCGCTGCGGCCGACAGCGCGGCGACCATCGGCTCGGTTCTGCTGACGGGGGCGTTCACGCTGTGACCCGGATCTTCGACGGGATGTCCGGCATCTTGTCTGGCGTTCTGGGCGGGACGGTGACCTATCTTCCCGCCGGTGGCCCCGGTCGTGACCTCGGCTCGATCTTTCGCGAAAGCCCGATCGAGGTCGAGGCTGCGGACGGCCAGATCGTCCGCATCGACGCGCCGACCTGGCGGATCGGGCGCAACCTGGCCCCGGAAGCCCGGCGCGGCGACCGCATCACGGTCCCGGACGGTCGGACCTTCCAGATCATGGTCGTGCATCCGACCGGCTCGCCGGCGTCGGACGCGTTCCTGATCTGCGAATTGCAGATTGTCGGCAGCTGAGGGGTGAGCAATGGCACATTTCCGCACCGAATGCCGGATTGCGGTGCGCGACGCGCTGCAGGCTCACCCGCATTTCACGGGCTTCACCGTCCTGCGGGTCTGGTCGGGCGCCATCGATCACGACACCCTGCCGGTCTTCGGGGTGCTGACGCCGCAGGATCGCTGCGAACAGGACAGCATGACCAGCACCGCGCGCCGGACCCTGCTTCAGGTCGCGCTGCGCCGCGCCGGCCATGACGAGGTCGAGGATGTTCTCGACCAGGACAGCGCGGTGATCGAGGCGCTGATCATCGCGGCACTGCGGCGTCCGGACCGGGCCTGTTTCCTCGACGAGACCACCGTCGTCACCAATACCGACGGCGCGCGCAATGTCGGCACCCTGGTGATGAGCTTCCGCGTGACCCAGTGGCTGCCGCCCGCAACCCTGCCGATCACCCCCGAGGGGTGACGGACCCATCGATCATCATCAGGAGGGCAGACCATGCCTGCGACCGCCGCCCAGATCGGCCTCGGTTCCAAGTTCGGGATCAAGAATGGTTCGAGCTATTCCGACACCGCCGAGGTCACGAACATCACGCTGCCGGGCTGGACCCGGAACACGGTCGATGCCACGCATCTGCAAAGCCCCGAGGGCTGGGCAGAGTTCATCGCCGGGCTGAAGACCGCCTCGGACTGCACCTTCACCATCAACTGGATCCCGGCGATCTCGGACCCGCTGCTGACCGCCTTCGATGCGGGCAAGGGCGATTTCCAGGTCATTTTCCCGTCCGGCACGCTGGCGATGCAGTTCACCGGTATCGTCACCAATTACACGCCCGGCGAGGTCTCGCCCGAGGGCAAGCTGACGGCGCAGGTCACCATCAAGCCATCCGGCAAGCCGGTCCTCGCGACCATCACCCCGACGCCGTAAGGAGGGGTCATGAACCTGAATGGAGAGGTGAGCCTGACCCACAAGGGGCAGGTCCATGCCATGACCGTCAATTTTGCCGCGATCTGCACCTATGAGGCCGAGACCGGCAAGAACGGTTTTACCCTGTTGCGGCTGCTGGCGCAGGGCGGCGTCAAGGCCGGCCTGGTCAGCGCGCGCGACATCCGCGCACTCTTCTATGGCGGGCTCAAAGCCCGTGATCCCGGGATGACGATCGAACTCGCCGAAGAGATCATCGACGCCAACCCGGACATGCTCCTGAAGGCGCTTGGCGCGGCGATGCCGGTCGATGGCAATACACCCCCGGCAAAGGTAAAGCCGGGAAAGGTGAGGCGCCCGCGGAGGCGGTGGGCGAAGACGTAACCCTGGCGCAGCTCTACCGGAACTTCCTGAAGGCGGGCTACGCGGGGGAGAGGTTCTGGGGGCTGACGCCGCGCCTCTATGCGATCGAGATCCATGCCGCGCTGGAGCGGTTGCGGCTGGAGATGACCATGCGCAACCGCACGGCCTGGAACACCGCCGCCCTGGTCGGGGCGGCCATGGCCGGCAAGCTGCCCCGCTACGACGAATTCTTTCCCGTCGAAGCCGAGGCGGACAGCAAGGGTCCGCAAACCGCCGAGCAACTTGAGGTGGCACTGCGCGCCCTGGCCGCGTCATGGGGCGCGCTGCCGCCCGAGGGGGCCGAGGCGGCGTAGGTTTCAGGCTGCGGCCAGCGGCTGGATCCCGGCCACTTCCGGGTCCGGCTGGTTGGTGATGAGGTCGTAGTTCAGTTGAAGGTTCATCCAGAACTCGACCGAGGTGCCGAAGGCCTTGGAGAGGCGTTGGGCCGTATCCACGGTCATGGCGGTCTCTTCCTTGACCAGGCGCTCGATGCGGGTTCGCGGCACATGGATATGCCGCGCCAGTTTCCCGGCGCTGATCCCCATCTCGTCCAGGAATTCGTGTTTCAGGATTTCGCCGGGATGAACCGGCACTTGCAGCATGGTCATGGCGGCTCCTTTCAGTGGTAGTCCACGATTTCGACGTCGGTCGGACCGTTCTCGGTCCAGGTGAAACAGATGCGCCGTTGGTCGTTGATTCTGATCGAATGTTGACCGGCCCTGTCGCCCTTCAGTGCTTCCAGGCGATTTGCGGGCGGCGCCCGAAGATCGTCCAACAACCGTGCCGCCTGCAGCATCGCGACCTTGCGCACCGCGACCTTGAAGAGGTTGGCGGGAAATCCCTTGCCGGGTCGTCCGGCCAGGACCTGTTCGATCAGGGTGCCTTGGGTGCTCTGTATCATTATGTGATACGTATCGCCACGTGAGACATTCGTCAAGGGGCGGAGAAGGGATCAAGGCGATGACCGCGAATGTCGGCAACCTGAAGGCGACGCTCAGCCTCGATACTGGCGCCTTCGCGGCCGGGACCAACAAGGTCAAGACAGAGATCAAGGGGCTTAAGGACAGCGCGGCGACGGCCAGCCGTGACCTGCGCTCGGCCGCCGGGGCCAATGCCAACCTGGTGTCGCAGTTCAACGATATCGGCGTCATGCTGGCGGCCGGGCAAAGCCCGCTACAACTGGCGCTGCAGCAGGGCACCCAGATCAGCCAAGTGCTGACCCAGATGGGAGGCGGGGTCGGCGCGCTGCGCGCGCTCGGTTCAGCCTTCGTCGGCATGCTGAACCCGGTCTCGCTGGCCACGATCGGTGTCATCGGCTTCGGCGCGGCGGCGATCCAATGGCTGATGCCGGCGCAGGAAGAGGCGGGCAAGACCAAGGACGCCTTCGAGGCGCTGAAGGACAGCATGTCGACCTATAACGACGCGCTGAGCCTGTCGCTTCTCTATACCGGCGATGCCGACAAGAAATACGGCGACGAGGCCCGGAAGGGGGCCGAGATCGCGCGCCGGATCATGACGATCGAGGCGGAGAAGACCAAGTCCTCGATCTCCAGCATCCTGTCCAAGGCCTATAGCGAGATGGGTTTCGATGCCTTCGGTGAGCGCGGCATCACCGGCGCCGGCCGGATCGAATCCTCGAACCTCGCCGAGGCGGCCGGCAACCTCGGCTTCAAGTCGAGCTGGAGCGACACGCTCTTCGGCTATGGCGGGATCAGCCAGGAGAATCTCGCTTTGGCCGAGAAGCTCGGCAATGCCATGCGCGAGATCTACGGCTATGTTGCGCAACCGATCCCGGACGGCGGGCTCGACGACTATCTGGTCGGGCTGCGTCAGCGCCTCGACGATTACAGCGCCCAGCTCAATGCGCTGAAGAAGGCGGGCGCAGATGAGGGCGCGCTGAACGCGATCAACGAGAAAATGGTCCCCCTACAGCAGGCCTTGCTGGAGGGCGAGGCCAAGCGCGCGGCCATTCGCGCCGCAGACGCGGCCAAGGCCGACGAACTGCTGGCGACGCTGGAAAGCCAGCTCGCCATGAACCAGCTGATTGCCGAGCACGGCAAGGAATCGCTGCAGGTGCGCCAGGCCGAGCTGGACGCCGAGTTTGAAAAGCAGGCCGCCGCGATCGAGGGGCTGAACATCACCGATGCGCAGAAGGACGCGCTTTATGACGCCCTGGCCGCGCTCCATGACAATGAAAGCCAGACGCTGGCCTGGGCCGATGCCATGGCGCAGGTCAATGCCGAGCTGCAGGGCGCCTATTCGCTGATTTCGGCCATCGGCGGCGGCATGATTATGAATGCCAGGATCAATGCCGCGAAGGCGGTGCGCGATGCCGGCGGCAGTGCCATCGAGGCCCGCCGCGCCGGCGACATCGCCGGCCGCAAGCAGGAGATCCTGAACGGTCGCAATACCGTCGACTCGAAGTATTTCGGGATGTCGGATACCGAGCTGCAGGGCCATCTCGACCAGGTCGACATCGATGCCAGTCAGCAGGACGCATGGCGCGACCTGACCACGGAAACCCGTCGCAGCTCGCGCAGGTCCGGTGGCCGGCGCGGTCGGCGCGCAGGCGGTCGGGAACGCCAGAACGAATACCAGCGCAGCGTTGCAGATATCCAGGGCGAGACCGCCGCCTATCAGCGCCAGGCCGAGGCCATTGCCCAGGTGACGGCGGCGGGCGGCGATTGGGAACATGCGCTCGCGGTGATCGAGGAAGAGCAGAAGCTCCTGACCGCGGCGCAGAAGGCGGGTGTCGAGATTACACCCGAGGTCCGCAAGGGCATCACCGACATGGCCGAGGCCTATGTCGATGCCGAGGAACAGCTCGAAAGCCTGCGCGATGCGACCGATCGCGGCCAGGATGCGTTCCGCGGTCTCTTCGGCTCGGTCCTGGAAGGGGCCGACGCCGCCAAGGACGCGATCGCGAACCTGCTGGCCGAGATTGCCAAGGTGCAATTCGCCAAGGGTGCGCTTGGCGTTCTCGGTGCCACCGACTGGGGCTCGTCGCTGATCTCGACCGTGGGCGGGCTCCTGTCCTTCGACGGCGGCGGTTATACCGGAAACGGTGCACGGTCAGGCGGTCTGGATAATAAGGGCGGGTTCATTGCCATGATGCACCCCAATGAATCCGTTATCGACCACAGCAAGGGGCAGGGCGGCGCGCTCGGCATCGCGATGGGGGCTTCCGAGCTGACGCTGAGCGATGACGGCAAGATCATGGCCAAGGTGCAGGCCCGCATCGTCCAGGCGCAGACCGGAAGCGTCCAGCGCTCGGTGATGGCGGTCAGCGCCATGAACAAGAAAACCAAGAACTGGTAGGGGCTCATGCCGATCAAGGTCTTTCCCTGGCCGCCCGTTGGCGCGATCGGGGGCGAGTGGACATCGGTGATGCCCACCGCCCGGCTGCGCTCGCTCCTGACCGGGCGCGACCAGATGCAGGCATCGCAGCGCCGCCGCCGCATGGCGGTGCTGCAAGTCTCGGCGCTGGCCAATGGCCGCATGGGCGCGGGCTATTGCGAGATGCTGAAGGACCTGCTGGAAGGCGGCATTCACGCGGTCCGCCTGCAATCGACACCGATCAACTGGTGGCTCGATGAACTCGATCGCCGGGGTGTCATCGGGACCAGCGACGAATTGCGCTGGCGGACGGCGGCTGGCGATCCGCTGGCCTGGCGGACCGC